CCTTGCTGCTCTCATATTGTCAATTAAATTAGGATATGGTCTGCCAGCTTTCTTAGCCATAGCTTTTGCTTTAGCTTTTTTAGCTGGTGTTAGTTTCTTAGGTTTACCTAATGACTTTGGTCGTTTCTTGTCCCAGATTTCTTTCATTATTTTATTGCTCTCTTTCTTCCTTTAGCAGCCATTGATGCCATTTTCTTAGCACCATACTTCTTACGACCTACAGCAGCAGCTATAGCTTTGGCACTTTTCTCTGACTTGCCAGACTTTTTAATACCAGCAACAACTTTTGCGAATCTACCACCACCACCTAATTTCATTGATTTATACATAATAATTTCCTTATTTCTTCTTTAATTTATTTTTTGTACTAATAACTTTGGCTTTCTTTTTAGCGTCTGCTTTTGAAGAAGCTCCCCAAGCCTGTAATGATAATAATAACCTAGTTGGGTTTCCTTTACTATCACGTTCAGGTCCTGGCATATTTCCCATTCTAGCTAAGAATGATGCACGTCTTGGGTTATCGCCTTTCTTAACTGGTGGTTTGAGTGTTCCGCCTTTATAAGATGCTCTACCTTTGGCGTTTAATCCACCTTTAGGATTCTTACCTTCTTTTCTTGTCCAAGCTGGTGATTTCATATTACTCCTTGTATTAAGTTGTTTCTTGAAATTTCTTCTCAAGTTTTGCTATTTTGAGTATCATTGTGGGCTACTCGGGAACTCTACAATATCTGATGGTATCCAAGTCTCAGGGAAGTCACGCAACGCCTGACGGTACACAATCCACGCTGAAGGATTAGGCACATCGGGTAGAACACGCCAATCGGATTGTGCGAGCAAATCGTTGCGTGCATTGCGCATACGCTTCATCAACCATTCGTCAGGTATCGGTTCTGCTGATATATTCAAGTAGGTAATCATTATGCAAACTGCACATTCCCGATGATTTCTAAAATATCGCCTGTAGCCCAAGTCATCGGAACAATTGTGGTCACAGGGACTAGCGCATTGGATGAAACATAGGTGCTGACAATCCTTTGCGGATACACACCGACTGTTGTGGCAGATGCATAGGTAACTATTCCATTGAATATATTTATGGTGTCTAAATCAAAAAATGTTGCTATGGCATTTATGCGCAAGGGAGTCGGTGACCCTGACATACTGCGAGAGTTCGGTAAAGTCAAGATAGGTGTGGATGCTGTCATCGCCGATGTGCTTCCAAGAGTAAACTTGACTCTGAAAAATAAGGTGTTGCCAACTTCTTGATATTGACCTTCTCGTGTTCCATTTCCAACAGTAATGTTTGCAATAGAAGGAGTAAACGAAGTCCAAGCTGACACTTTGTTTGTGATTGCTGTAGTCACAAACGCTGTAGTAGCAACAGCAGTCGTACTATTGCCTGCGGTTTGAGTTACGGCGGTTGTTGCCGATGCCAACGCACCAGTATAGGAAGTAGCAGTAACAGTTCCCGAAACATCAAGAGCAGTTGTTGGTGAAAGCACGCCAATGCCGACACGCAAAGTAGCACCGTCAACAGTTAGTATTTCATTGCCATTTGATTGAATTGCCACATCAGCCGCACGAGTAGCATGAGTGTTGCCATACAGATATATATTTCCGCCAACAATTACTTCGTCGGGAATACCACCACTAATACGCAAACCATGTGATTCAGCAAGGGAACCAATCAAGCCTAGATTGGTCGTACCAGCGAGCAAGACACCAGCACTATTTACCTCAACATGAAGGCGTGCTGCTGGTGACGCCGTACCAATACCGACACGATTATTAGTTGAATCAACTTTAAGTATGTTGGTATCTACTGTTAAGTCATTAGTAACTGCTAAAGAACCAAGCGTGCCTACAGAAGTAATCGTTGTTGCTGCTGCTGGTAGACGAGCGTTATCTAAAGTGCCAGAAGTTAAATTAGTTGCATCCGTTGTTGGTGGATTATATAGAGGCATTAGGTTAACTCACTTACTCTACAAGTTGCTGTACCTGATGCTGTTATTCCCGTAACGATACCTGTGTAGCTAAATGGTACTTCGTAATAACCGTCTTGTAGTATTTTTACTGTGTAAGATGTAGCCGATGCTGTGCTTCCTAGCTTCACTAAAGCCGTAACTGTACCCTCGTTGTAGATTGTTGCACCCATGCGACTGTTGTTAGATGCAAGAACTGTAGTGTTTGAGGTTGTTACTGAAGCAGTGGTTACGGTTCCTGTGCCTGATGTTGCAGGAGTGTTTTCTACTGTCAAAGCACCAGATGGGTTTACCTTAACATCTACATATGCACCCCCACCACCAGTTGTAAGACCATGAATTACAGAATTAGTAACTAAGGCGAAATCACCATTGGTAATCATAGTACCAACACTTTCAACAGTAGCTTTAATGGCTGAATTGACACCGTCTAGTATTGCACCGTCTCCACTACTTCCACCTGTACTTGGTATCAATGTATCTGTTGCTGCGTCATAAGTATAAAGTGCTACTTTTTTAGCAGATAATACACCTTTAGTAATGTTCTCTTGTCTGTCTAGGTCTACTGATTTTTCACTGGTGTTATCAAAGCTCACGTGTCATTTCCTCTTGTTCTAATAACTTTTTAATTGCTAGTTGTATATTCTCATCAGATACGTCAAGGTCAAGCAACTGAAACAACCTGCTAATGCCTATTGTATATACTCTATCGTGACTTGTCCAAGATACCTTGACTATCATAGCTCAAATGCTTCCTTCAGGTCTTTAGCATCTTTATATTGCTGTACTACTCTAATATAATTGTATAACTGATTAAGTTTATTATCACCTATATTTGGTTGTGGCATATTATAGATTTGTTGCTTTAGGCGTTTTAATGCTGTGCCTGGGTTAGCAACACCTTCTGCAAAGTGACCCCATACTACTTGCATTTTATCTTGTGTTTCTCTATCCATATCTTTGATACCAAAGTATTGTATGAGTGGTGTGTAATCAGATGCGTGTGTTGGCATTGGTGCTTTAGATAAATCTGACATTAGACGTGCCTGTTCAGGCAGTGCTTCTGCTTCTATTTTATCTACGGTTAGTTCTGCATTACCTTCCATTATGAATATCTCACATTGATTAGTTGGCTTAATACTTCCATTTCTATTATACGTTCTTTACCTATAAGTTTAGGCATTGAACTCGCAGTCCTTATGTAGTTGTGTCCAGTTTGTGGGTCTGGTTTGTCAGTCATTTCGTCATAGTCCTTATCTTCCATTGTGTAAAGTCTGATGTGGCATTTGTTGGCTACATCATTTTTACCAAACACTGGTGATTCAAACGCTGGTGTACTGAACAAGACTTGACCATCTTCTGTTAGTACTTTATCAATAAGTTTTACTAATAGTTCTGGGTCTAATACGTGTTCAATAACTTCAAAACAAACTACCATATCAAACTTCTCGCTACACTTTTCTAGATAGTCTTCAATAGATTGCTGTATAAACTCACTAGAAGCTTTTACAAGTGGCTTTCTACTGTTAGCAAGTTCTATTCCGTCTTCGCTTAAATCAACGCCTACAATGCGTTCTACGCTGTCTACGTGGTTTGCAATAGTAAGTGCTGTATAACCTTCCAAACATCCTAAATCTAATACAGACTTTGGGCGTAATTCTTTGGCTACTGCTACAGCCCAAGATATTCTAGGTATTATCCTGTGAGCGTTTAATGCCTTATCGTTTGGTAATGGTGCAAATACGTGACTCTCGTAGAATTCATCATACATATTTATATCAAAGTTAGTTTCGTGGTATTTTTTCATACTAATCTCCCGTTACATGTTGGACAGTTTTTAAGATTCATCATTTTCCACCATTTCATTGTTCTTTTAATCTTGCGTTTAGTCCAGTCGCAATCGACAGTGTGTTCTACTTTTTGCCATTCATCCATTGAAAGCATCCTTCCATTGTTCAGCTACGTTTTCCCACGCAAATTTCTTAGCCCAATCTTTTTGTTCTGTTAAGTCATGTTCTTCTTTAAGAGCTTTTACCATAGCTTTAACAAATTGTTTATTATTGAATTGGTTACCGTAAATGGTATCTGTTTCAATAATAGAAGCAGATGGTCCACCAGTTTCTTTAAGTGCAGCTACATCTGTAATTACTGGTTTACATCCAGCTAGATTAGCCTTGACTGCAGTAATACAGAAGATTTCTGGGAACTCTGTTGGGTATGCCCATACTTTGCTTTCAAGATATTTTTCTGCTAACACTTCGTGGCTAACTCTACCGTGTTCCGTAACGCCTAGCTCTTTGGCTTTTTCTAGTTTCTCATTCATTCTTACGTAAAACGCGTCTTCACCTTGATTAGCAGTCCAAGATTGCCAGCCGTAGTAAATGTCTAGCGTAGCTTCTGGTACTTCTTTCTTAATATCAGCCCACATATCTACTAAGCACTCAAGTCCTCGATAGTAAGCAGATGGATATATAACACTGTAGGGTTTCTTTTCTATTGTCTTATCAAATTGGTTGGTAACAATACCGTTAGGAATTATTAGATAGTCGGTAATCTGTGGGTATTGGTCTTTATGGTATTGAGTTTTGAATAGATAAGTAACATTATCCATAGGTTTAACCATCTCACTTGGTGTTAAGTCGTGCATATCTATAAACGTTTTCTTAGCTTTAAAATGATTAGCAAACACTGGTACTCGCCATATAACCATAATGTTAAAGTAATCTCGTCTGTCCATTATTGTCCAGTGTTTCCATTCAACACCATCCTGAGTAAATGGTTTTTCTACTTCACCGAATACTGTTACTTTATAACCAAGTTTAACTAGTTCTGGTGCTAGGTATACGATAGCTTCTTCGCTACCACCCATACCTTTATCTAATGTGTGTGGACCCCACTCTTCATAGCCCTTGCCACAGAAGAATACAACTGTATCATCATCCCATTTCTTAGGTAGTGTGACAGCTTCTCTAATTTTTCTAAACTCGCCACGATATTTAATATCTTCTCGTAGGTTTTCCCAAGTAGACTTCTTGTCTTTAGAGTGATTTATTACTAATGGTAGTACAGCTTTTAGTTTTTCTATATCTGCTTCTTGTTTAAAAGTTTCTGATATATCAGTTACATCAGTGTTTTTAACTTTTTGTAGTAATTCGTAAGCTTCTACGTAGTTACCAAGTTGGAATTCGCAGAGTGCGCCAGTCAATATACTTCTATCTTTGCTTGTTGGGTCAAAGATTGATGCTGAATCTGGGTATGGTTTCTGTAATCCCATCTTTATATATTCTAGTGCTTCTTTATAGTTCTTGTTTTGGAACTCAAAGTGGGCTAATACTTCATACGCCATAGGATAGTGTGGCATTGTAGCTACTGCTTGTAGTGCGTATTGAATAGAATCATCATACCTGTCTAGCATATGTGATGCTTCAGCCATCTTAATAAGACTACGATATATCTCTTCATCCCATCCACCAATCTTGCAATACTCTTTTAGTATCTCAATAGCTTCTTCAAATCTTTTTAATGTAAAGAAAGATATGCCTAAGTAGTGAACATATCGTGGGTCTTTGGTCGCTAGGTACGCTTCTTCCAGAATTTTGTGGTTACGTTCTGCAGAATTGTCTTTATGACCTGCTTTAGTAACGTGAACAATAGGGATACTAACGTTAACTTTAATAAAATGCTCATCCGTAATGAGGTTTTCATGTACCCATCCTTTCCAATAGAATCCTTTATCTCTTTTAATGAGTCTTTCGCGCCAGTGACTAACAATTAAGTTACCATCTTCGTCGTGGTCGTAGTGATAAGGTAGAAATACTACGTCATATTCGTTTAATTGTGCCATTAACTCTGGCATTCTTTCAAATGGGAACCTGTCATCAGCGTCTAACCAGAAAGATGCGTCATATTTAGCACCTTTATCCCAGTTGTGGTTACGTGCATCATCAAATTTGTTGTTCCAGGGTCTGTGGTCTACCTTAACTATGCTATCTGCAAGGTTTTTAATAGTATAGTAGGCTTTTTCATCGCTAACTGTTAGGTAAATAGCATCAAAATATGGTTTAGCGTGTCTTACTATCTCTGTAATCTCTTTAACTTCATTTTTTACTATCATTTGTAGACTTACTGTGCGTTTGTCTTGGTATGTTTTCATCTTTTTCTCCATTAAATTAAGTTATCTTCACGTAAATGTTTGTGCATTATGCGAATTGACTTGTAGTAAAGTTTAGGATTAACCGTAATGCTACTTGTTTCATACTCTTCTTGTCTATCTTCTGAATCATCTTTCTTTATAAACACAAATACTTTTCTATGTGAGTCATTTGGGTCTTTCATCATTCCTACAAATATATGTTCACTGTAGTAGAGATATGCTGCGAAGCTTGTATCGCTAGTTTTGATTGGTTCTTCACTCATGAAAGCAACCTTCCAGTAACTTTGTCATAATACTTTCTCCTTTTTACTCTATTAGTTTTATTTATTGGTGGCTTTTCAGTTTGGTATAACTGCCAAGCACCTGCTAATGCCATAACTAAATCATCATGTGCAGACTTTTCTGCCTGCGCTCTCCACGCAGTTGAGGTCTGGACTTCAACAAAGCTAAACATTTCATTTATAGTTGGTCGGTCATATATTCTAATCAATTTGTTATCAACAGCTTCCTTAATCATTTGTATCATTACTGGTCTTGTTGCAGAATTTGTATCCCACCCCAATTTAGGACCTTCACTCTGTGAGTATTTAGTACCTTGATTAAGTTTAGCCCTATAGATTGAATATTTTTGATTTCTATTAAGAGAATTAAATCTATCCATTTCAAAGAAGCCACCGTTGTTTCTTTCGTAGGCTACTACTGGTTTAACTCCAGTGATGTCGAATATCTCTTCTAGCTTTGCGTGTAGAACTGGTGTCATCTCGGTTGCTATTACTTTCTTATGGTATACAAGAGGAATATCTAGATTTGTTTTAGATAAGAAGTGAGCAGCACAGAAGTCACCACCACCTGCTGCGGTATCTGCAAACACTACAACAAATTCACCAGGGTTAAAATCTCGGTATTTTCTAAAGCCGTGTACTGTGGTTGTCTCTATAGTTTCTTGCAATAGGTCATTAAGTGCTTGTTTATCAAAGTACTGATTACCAGATGCAATAAAAGCTTGTTCTGGTGTCATCGGGAACTCTTGGTCAAATAGCCTACCCAACTCTTGTCGTTTCTTATTTAGAAATTCATCATCATATTCCCATGACGGTGAGTAAAACAAAGTTCGGTAGTTTCTAGCACCAGCACTAGCTTCATCCCAGAAAGTTTTAAACTCGTTATAGCCGTTAGCGGTTGTTTC